TCGCCGAACAGCCCGGACAGGGCGGGAGTGGCCATGCCGGGGCCATACGGGCTGGAACCTACACCGCCGTACTCGTTGATCCCCAGCCACTCGTTCTGATGCCCCCACATGTTGCCGGGCTGGCCGTAATCGGGATACCCGAACACGTTTCTGGCCGTCTCTGACGCCGTGGGATAGGCATAAATACGGTCCTCAACGGGCGGCTTGGGCGCATAATCCTCTGCCGTCGCGCCCAGCACGCCGCCGTACTCGTTGATCCCCTCGGGGTAGCCAAACATGTCATAGATATAGTTGCCCAACATGCCCGGATCGTCGCCCGACCCAAAGAAGCGGTATCCCCAGTCGTCAAGCATCTCCACACCGGTCTGTCCCTTGTCCGGGTAGCCGAAAAGGTCTTGCGCCGCCTTGCGTGACTCGGGAGTCCCCTCCCCCGTGGTGATACCCGCCGTGGTAGCCTGCGCGCCGGCAATGGCCTGTCGGGCGCCGATCCACTGGGCCAGCGCATCGGGCCCGCCCAGCTTGAGGACCGTCTCGTCTAGCCTCCAGAGGCTGTCGGCGAACTCTTTGCCCTTGTCTGATCCGAACCAGAGCGCCCCGCCCAATATCACCGCCGCGCTGGCTCCGGCCAACAGCCAGCCCGGCATCACCGCCAGGAACTTCACCAGCGATCCAACCCCGAGCAGAATCGGTCCACCGAGAGCCAGCGCGCCAAGCCCCTTGAGCATCCCTTCCAGCACGTCGGGAGGTAGCAGGGCGGCGGCGTCAGCTATTGCCGTGATATGCTCCACTAAGTCCGTGGCCGTCGGCAGGAACGTCTCGCCCGCCGTGATGCCCAACGTCTGTAGCGCCCCCTGAAACTGCTCCAGGGCGCCAGTCATGCCCCGCGTGCGCTGCTCCCCGACCTCCTGCGCCGTGGCCGCCTCGGCGATCTTCTTTTCCATCTCTGCCCAGCCCTCGGGGCCCTCGGCAACTAGCGTCGCCATGGCCTTCATGCCGTAGGTGCCGGCCAGGGTCTGGATGTAGTAGTTGCGTTCCTCGTCCGACAGCCCCGACAGCGCCTGCGTCAGTTGCCCCATGATGTCGGGCAGCGTGCGCATCTGCCCCTCTTGGTCGTACAGGGAGATATTCAGCGCATCCAGCGCGGCGGTGGTGTCGTCGGTGTCGCGCATCATGTTCGTCATCATGGAGCGCAACGCCGTGCCCGCTTCCGACCCACGAATGCCCCGCTCTGACAGGATGGCGAGCGCCGTGTTCGCGTCTTGCAGCGACCATCCGTACTGGTTCGCCGTCGGCCCGAACGTGTACATGGCGTCGGTGAGGTCTGACACCTCGGCCACGCTCGCGTCCGCCGCGCCCACGAACGAGTTCGCTACCGCCGTGGCATCTTCGGAGTTCAACCCGAACGTCTTGATGGCGATGGCCACCGCATCGGAGGCGCGTGCGAGGTCCAGGTCAGACGCCGCCGCGAGGTCGATGGCCGCCCGAAGCATCCCGGTGAGGTTGGTGCCCTCGCCCAGGTACGTGTTCAGGTCGCCCATGACCTCGGAGGTCGTGAACCCCGTTTTGTAGAACGTCGTCATGGCATCGGCGGCTTCCATCGCGTCGATGCCGATGAGTTGCGCGTCCTTGCCCACCAGGAGCGCCGCGTCGTGCAGGTCTTCCAGCGGCGTGCCCGACTCTCGGGCCGCAATCGCCAGGATGTTCGTCGCGCTCTCAAAGTCGGCGGCCATCTTTAGCGACGCGACGCCGGCCCCCACGATGGGCGTGGTTACCGCCGCCGTGAGGCCCAGGCCGATCCGCTGCATGTTGCCGCCGACAGACGCCATCTGCCCGGCGAATCCGTCCAGGTGTCCCCGCGCCTGGGAGAGCCCCGACGTGAGGCCGGTGAGGTCAGCCCCTACCGAGACGAACATACTGGCTATCTGCTGAGCCATCGGCCTAACCCTCCCGTGCAATTGCTAAACCGCGCCACACGGCCAGGCCGGCGGTCAGGTCACGAATATCCAGGGCATCTACCGTCTCCAGCGTCCACCCTGTGCGCTCTACGATCAGCCACCGCACCGCCGCCCAGTCCAGGGGCGCCCCATACCGCACGTGCAGATAGGTGGCCTCCGCTAGTTTTTTGCCGGCCCCGTCAGCATCTCCCGGAAGTGCTTGGCCGCTTCCGTTGCCAGCGTCAGGAACTCGGCCAGATCGAGTCCCGCGTAACTCTCCGCCTCGCGCGGATCACCGTCGAACTCCCAGGACTCGACCATATAGGAGAGCGCCTGAGCCTCCTCGTCGAAGCTCAGCCGCTCCCCTTGCGCGCCGCGCAGCACCAGATCGCGCAAGGGCCACCCCTCGCGTGCCGGAATCCGATCGCGCAGCACCACCTTCTTACCCCGAACGTCGATCTCCATAGATGCCCCCTCTTTCTCCTAGTAAGCGCTCTCGTCCCACGAGTCGTTCATCTGAAACTGGATGCGCATCCGGCAGCCGTTATCAAACGGGTAGTCGATGCGCCGCGAGCGCACCAGCACGTCGTTGCAGGCGAACTTGGGCTTGCCCGTTGCCGTGCCCGCCGGCGCCACGATGAGCGTCCCCGAGTCGCCGGGGTCCGTCGCCGCACGCAGCGCCGAGCCGGGGCCGTCGCCCGAGAACCACATTTCCACGTCCACGGTCGTGGACTCGCGCAGGAACTTCCAGTACGAGAAGGTGTCGCTTCCCGCCGAGAGGTCCACCATCTGCCCATCCTCGTTGGTCGAGAGGGTGGTAAAATCGGTGTCCAGCCGGTGGGTGCCGAACGTTGCGTAGAGGTCGCGCCCAAAGATTCTGTTTGCCTTCGCCATCTCTCACCTCACGATGAATCGCCAATATTCAGCCGGTACGTGCCCCCACGATGCCAGTACACCACTCCGCCCTCGCCGGGTTCCGCGTAGGCCACGTCCGTCCGGCGCGCCGTCTGGTAGTTGTCCCAGCCGGTAATCGTCACCTCCGCCTCGTGTAGTTGTGCGTCGATTAGCGCATCTAGACTCCTCGCCTTCTGTTGGTCCGTCGCCACGGCCTTGACGACCCAGTTCTCCGTCCGCGTGCGCCGGGGCGAGGCGTTGTCATCCCCCCCGCCGGCGCGAAAGTACACGATGTAGGGGTAGGTCGCCCCCTGCGGAGCCAGCGCCTCGTAGATGCGCGTGCCGCCCAGTTCGCTCACGAGCGCCGAACCCGCCGCCAGTGTCGTGTAGAGGGCCGAGCCGGTGTTGGGTAGCGTCACTCGTCACCTCCCCATTCCTCCGGCGTGCTCACGCGCACCGAGTTCAGGTACTGCCCCGTGTCGATGATCCGCATGGCGACGATCTGGCCCTTCCACCTGGCTTCGAGATCCCGCGCTATCTTTTCCACCGCCGCGTCAGGGTCCGGCACCTCGGTGATCTGGCCCATCAGCGTCTGGTAGGCCGGCTCGATCTCCGCCGCTGCCGTCTGTGCCGCCGGGCGGGGGGCCAGTTTGGTCGTGCCGAACTCCTGATACACGCCGTATTCCACCCCGTCGTGGACGATCCGCACCGGCTTCTCTTCCTTCCTGAGCCGCCGCAGCATGGCGTCAAGCGCGGTAAAGTCGGCGTGAATCGTCAGTTCGTTCATTCCCGCCGCTCCGCCAGCACGTGGAGCTTCAGGAGTTCCGATTGGTCGGCGTTGGTCTGTATCACGTGGTACTCCTTGCCGCCCCGCGTGATCTTATCGCTCACCGCTATCGCCTGGGTCGCGGAGAACTCAAAGCGCCAGAACCGGCCCTCTTGCACCTGCTCCGCAGTGAGTTGGGGAAAGTCGCGGCCCGTCACCGCCACCTGCCGGCAGGCGATGGCCGAACCCCGCGCCGACCACGAGTCGGTCCAGGTGCCGTCGCCGTTCGCCGTCCGCGTGACGTAATCCACGCGGCAGGTGTCCGGCAGCGTCGCCTCAAAGTCCTCTCGAATGGCCGCCAGTTCGTCGCTACTCAAGAAGGCCAACGGTCCAGCTCCTTACCGTGCGCGCCCGCGCCTGCCGCCGGTAGTGTTCGGCCATGTCCAGCGCGTGCCCCATCATCTGGCTTCGCTTCACCGAGTTGTCGCCCGCCGATACGTCCACCCGTTCGGCCAGCGCCCCGGCCCGCTCTTGCCAGAGGTCCGCCGCCGCCCCGTTCAGGTCGTAGGACCAGCCCGTCAGGTAGAGCGCCGTGCCCTTCTGGTCGGCGGCCATCGTCACCACACCGCGCACATAGTCGACGGCGTAATCCGCCGTGCCCCGCTGCGTGCCGCCCGAGTCCTCTACCTGGAAGTAGGCCGTGCCACCCGCCTCATAGTTCCCGTAGCGCGAATGGTAGACGGTGTATTCCGCCGAACCGCTGCCCACCAGCGTGCGCTCGTGCTCCAGGGGCTCCGGGTAGACGCGCTGCTTGTGGAGGTCGAGCACGTCCTGAATGTCCTCATCATCTGACCAGATCGCGCTCCCGGCATCGTTCACCATCCGCCGGGTTCGCAGGATCAGGTCCGCCATCCCGCAACGAGCGGCCATCTACCACCTCCCGATACACCGCCATCAACCGCTCGCCCACGTGGGCCAGGGTCCGGTCCCGTTCCACCGTCTCACGCGCCGCCCGCCCCAGCCTCGCCCGCAATGTCGCGTCGCCCAGCAGGCGCCTCAGCGCGTCGGCCAGCGCCCCCGCGTCCCTGGGCGACACCAGGAGGCCGTCCACCCCGTCGGTTACCTGCGCTCTCGTGCCACATACGCTGGACGCGATACAGGCTAACCCGGTGGACATCGCCTCGGTCAGACATAGGCCATAGGTCTCCTCATAGGTCGAGGGAAACACGAACACGTCCCCCGTCTGCAACAGGTCGCGCACCCGCTCCCTGGGCTGGCCCGTTATCAGGTGCGCCGTCACCCCCACCTCACGCGCCGCCGCCCTGAGAATGTGCATCCCCTTGGTCGGGTACTGCGGCCACGCGCTCGACGTGACCACCCGCCCAGCCACCCGCCGGTCGGGCGCCGGGTGGAAGAACGTCGCATCCACCCCCGGCGAGAGGATATAGTCGCAGCGCACCCCGTGTCGCCGATAGATGGCCGCCGTGTCCGGGCAGAGCGCCGCGATAGGCGAGCCGTTGACCATCTCGCGGTACAGGTCGGGCGCCCGTCCCTCCCGGCACTCCCCGTCGCAGAGGCCCGTTGCCGCGCTACATGTCTCGTCGTACCGGCGCAA